TATTTCCGGTAATACCTATTACCGGAAATAGTGAATCGTTTAAAATCAAGCACTTAGCTATTTCCATGCGCCTCGGCCCCCGCCAAACACTACATCTAGTGGTTGCCCCGATTCGGGCACCTCGGGCCTTGGTCCACGCATCTGGGCGCCCAGAGCCAAAAACGCGCCGCTCGCACCCCGCGCGGGGGCGGCCGAGGCCCCCTTCCCAGTTTCCACTGTGCCACGTTCTCTTGTAAGTGGTAGGTAGGCAAGGGGTCAGGCTAGGCGCGCTCACAGGGCTTGTTTGGCTCATATACGGCGTCCTTTTACTATTTCAGCGCGCATTTCACTCCAGTTGACTGCATTCAAGGCCCACTGGGCTACTGGAGGCGTCTCTACGCCCTTTTCGTGCAGCTCTTGAGCCTGCGTGCCGTGGTACAGCAGCAGGCGCGTGTCAGCGGCCTTGGTCGTCCCCTGAGGGTGCCACTGGACTAGAATGTACGTCGGCATCCCCATCGTCCCGTGTTTCAGGGCGAAGGCTATCTGGTGCGGACTCAAGCGCACTTTCTTGCCGGTCTTCACCACCTTCAGCTCCACCATCGAGTATGTCGGCGGCAGGGCTATCAGGCAGTCCGGTATCCCGAGGTTCACCCGGTTCTCCAGTCGCACTATCGTCGCGTCCGGCAGGTTTGTCTTCACTCGTTTGTGCAGTGCTGCCTCTGGACCGCTCGGCATCGCGCATCTCCTCGATCATTGTTTTGGCGGGGGGAATCTCTTCGATCTCTTCGATCTCTTCGATCTGCTCAGGCTCGATGTCTATCAGGGTCTGCGGTGGTGAACCGTACAGCGCCTTGATCTCTTCGAGCTTTCGAGTGACCTCCTCTTTCGACATGCTGTCAATGGTGCCGTGCCTAATTTCCTTCCGCTCGATGTAGATGGTTCCCAGAGCTTGGCCGCGCCGGTATTCAGCAGAGACTGCTGCGCCGAAGTTGCCTGCCTCGAGAGCCTTATCACGAATCATCTGCATGTCGCGCATGTGCCGGTCGAAGTTCGTGCCGTATTTCTCAGCGAGTTGTGCTCGATATTCTTGGATGGCTGCGACGACGTGCGGTTTCTTTTTTGGGTCCGTAAGTTCCGAGGCTATCGAGCTTGCCGAATCCTTAGGATAACCGGCGCGTATTGCGGCCTCAGTCAGAGTAATGTGCCCGTCGTTCGATATGAATTCTTGAATGAAGGTCCATTGCTGAGCGCTGACAATGTGCTTCTGATTTTTGAGTGGGGCTACCGGCTCACTCAGCCGTGCTTGAATCCTTTCTTTAGCGCTGCCCCGCAGTGGCGACGTGTTCAGAATGTCTCGGCGTTTCTTCCCTTCACTGCTCATGCTGTCCTCCTGCAGGTCCACATAGGGCCTTCTGACTGCGTAACAGAAAATCGCCTGCCTGTGCCATTACGAGACCTATAAAACGTCGACAAAGCGCCGTTAATGCGCTTGGCATCCTCTTTCGAGAGGACAACAAAGTAATCGCCGATAATCATCGCCTTGAAAGGATAACTGGCTTGTTTGTGGTCACCGTTGCAACGGCGCAGGGTGTGCTGCCGTGGAGTAATGCCTGAGAGTGTCATTGTAGCCTCGTCAGTGGAAAAAACTGTATTGTATCGACAGGCTGCTAATCTGTCTATTTTCAGCGGTTTCTATAGTACAGTATTCTCACAAAAAATAAGTTTTTTTTCTAAAAAAGAAGTCGCGCGCGCACCCCGTAGATTTAGTAAAACCATTACGTCATTACGTCTAAATATTATAGACGTAATGGCAGACGTAACGCTACAGACCCCGTAGATAGGGAAGGGTTACGTCAGTTACGTCAAACGTACAGTATTCCATTAAAAATAAAATCGAATCTTTTTTTTCTCAAAATACTGTACTATAGAAGGGGCTTGCATAGGCAGGTCCTTGGTCCATGACCCATGCCCCTCAAAGCCCGCACCGCGTGGCCTCCAGAGCAATTCCGCCGCCATTTCCCGTGGTCCACGGCCCATCTTTACTCCTCCACATTAAAGACCCCTCGTTCCTTTATTCACGGGGCCTCCACCTTAATAGACAAAAAAAGATTACGTCAGATTACGTCAAAAACAAAAAAAACCGCAAAAAAGGCCGTTTTTTGCGGTATCGGGGTGTGCACTGTAATGTACTGTAATGCCTAACCGGCGTAGTTTACAGCGCCTCCTAGTGGGGTTAGGTATAAAATTCAAGGTACTCAAATGCGTGATTTGAGTACCTAGTGATTAGGGGTTTATAGGCCCCAGTTCTCGAGGCAGATAGGACCTATGCCTATCTCGATTGATTTGGCGTTAGTGAGAAGCCTGTTGCAGCAAGCGCAGTTTCCTGTTGCCTGCCCGTGCTTTATTGCAGCGTTCTTAGGGTCCTCGGCGATGGCCTGCAATTCGGCGGGGATAGTCTCACGTGAACCACGAACCGCGAAGAATTGTCCTTCAGGCGTGATCTTACCGGCGTACTCGCCGCTGTCCTTGACGTAGAGGCATCCGCCGTTCTTGCCGTTGGCAGGGGCCAGAGAGAGCTTCAGCTCGCCAAACACAAGCTTAGGCTTGGCGATACCGTTCTCAAGGGCCGTGGCGAACAGCGCGTTGATCTTGGCCAGATCAAGCGTAGGCGCGGCGGCGTTCTTAGCGGCATCGCGTGCCTGCTGCTTAGCGTATCCGTTGACGACACAAGCAAGCTGCTTGTCAGACAAAGCGCCGTACTTCTTAGCCTTGGCAAGTAGGTCCTGATAGAAGTCGGACCAAGTTGCGTTAGTGAGCCATTGCAGACCCTCAGCGCCGAGGGCCTCGAGCAATTGCTTAAGGCCGGCGTCGGCGTTTGCCTGCTGCTTAGAGGCTTTGCTCTTGTTGCGTGATGCTTTGGCCTTGGCGCGATCTGCAGCGCTAGTGAGGAAGTAGCCCTTGCCGTTACAGGCGAAGCACTTGCCCTGACGAGGGTTCGCGTAACCGTACTGGTAAACACCCTTACCGCCGCACTTGCTGCAGGGGTGCTGCTCGCGCTTGGCGTACTGGCCAGTAGACTCACGAACGTCGATTGAGTCGAAGTCATCCTCGAGGTCGTCGAAGCTGATCTCGGCATTGCGTGGTAGGCCGAGAGGTGTGGTGATCTCTTCGCCGTTATAGATAACGCCGTGGTTTAGTTGAGGTACTTTCATCTCTTGTCTCCTGTATGGGGTTGGTTTATCGAGGGCCGTAATACTGTTCGGAAGTGCCACCCAAGCAAGCTGCATAAGCGTCCAAAACCCGGTCAGATTCTTCTTCAAAAGGGTAGCCAAATGACTCTACGTTTTGAGCCGCCTCTATTACGTGGCTTTCTGTAAGCTCTGGATATTCCGCTATTAGCGCTTCTATCTTTGCTTGAAATTGATCGCTGTACATTGTCTTTCTCCTGTATGCGTCGGCCAACCCGACAACTGAATCGTCTCATGGATCAAATAGTGCGGTCAACTACTTTTTTACATTTATTTCTACTTAGGATAGTGCGGCTTGATGTATTGCTCGGAGCTTGTTGCATCTGCCCCAGAACATTTTGCCGCCTGCCGTTATTCTAGGATCGTCGTTCCAGTGATCCTCGAGGTAATCGATATGAGCGCGGTTGTCTAAATCGCCAATAAACAGATTGAGAACATCCACGTCAACCAGTGTTGACGGTTTTACTTTTTTGGCTAGGACAGCATTCAGAAAATCAACGTAACGCTGACGCAGATTGCTCTCCTCTGATATGTTGCCTGTACACTCGATGAACTGATCGACTTCGGCATAAGCGTAGTCGTTGAGAGAAAAAGTAATTCCGAATTTAACTTGAGCCATGGCCATTCTCCTGTATGGGGTCGGCCCCGAAGGGCCGTGGTTAGTTTAGAGTGGAATGCTTTCGATAGCTTCCTCTTCAGGAAGCGGGACAATGTGGTAAAGGCCGTTGTAGTCGCCTTTCTTGTTAATCAGGATAACGTGGGCGGCATCGTCGGCGAACACCACTTTGATCCAAGCGGGGACAATCTCAACTTCACCCCAAGCGTCCTTCACGTTGGCAACGCCTAGTGCGTATCCAGTAGGGCCGTTGAAATCTCCCTTTAGCTCGGGGTAGCTCTTGATTTCCCAGTTAGTGATTTTGCTCATGTCTTTCTCCTGTATCCGGTCGGGGCCATTCCCCGACAACAACTGCATCGTAATTGATATCAGGGAGGGCTGCAACTACTTTTTACTACTTTACACCATTTTAAATTGTTTCAATTTTACTCTAGGTCCTCGCCCAGATATTCAAGTCCTTGGTCCACGTTCCCATCTTCAAAGCCCTCGACCTTGACCACCTCAGCAAGCCACTTGGCATTCTTCTTCAGGGCGTTGGCTGAGATCGATTTGTAGCTGCCGTAGCGGTAACCCTTGACGTAGCTGCTGCCGCACTCCCACTGGCGCTTAGCGGCCCCTGTGTCTGGGTCGTGAGCCACTATGACCATGTAGACAGCACCGGCAGGCATACGGTAGGCGATCAGGGCGCGGTCCTCGATAGTCGCTAAGACGATCCCATCTCTCCAAGCTTGGTTGGCCCAGAACTGCACCTGCTCCACTGGCTCGGCTTTAGCTGCCTTGGCCTCTTGAGTTTTACGGTGCTTCTCGATGGCCGCCTTGGCCTGAGCTTGGTACTCAGTGTAGCCAGTGCCGTCTTGCCAGTCTGACCAAACGGCGTAGAAGTGATCGGCACCGTCCCTGTAGTCAGGTCCGTGGAGAGCGCGCTGTTTCTCGCTGATCTCGATTCGGCCCTGCTGTCGGTAGAGGGGGTTGCTCACGTCCTCACCGAAGGCGAACAGGTGATACTTGCTGCTGCTGTAGTTGCACTGGATTTTGACGATTTGGACATTCTCGCCAAGCTCAGCGAAGAGCTTCTGTGCTTTCTTCTGGTAAGACTTAGGAGTTGAGTTCTCTGCACCGTGACGGTACTCAGCGTTGGCGATGATGTTTAGCATGTCTGTCTCCTGTATCCGGTCAGGGCCATTCCCTGACAACAACCGCAGCTTAGTCGATCTAATCCTAGAAAACAATACTTTCGACCACTTTATTTTACTTATTTATATTCTAATCAATTCAAGGACTTAGAGGCTAAGTACAAAAACATCTGCACTTTTTTACGCCTCCGGACAAAATTATATGCACTTTTCTGCGCTACTGCCGTCCGGAGTCTTTTGGCGCTTTCATCCCGTAATCAACAAGGCGCATGCCGTACTCGTTATTTCGGTCCACCTTCTGATAGTCGTCTCGGTAGATAAGCTTATTGTTTTTAAATGGCCGGTAGTCGACGTGGTGGTGCCATCGGTTGAAGCGCCAAACAACCTTGGA